AGGCACATTGTCCATTGCGCGCGGATTGTCCTGTGTCGATATTGGTGATTTAAACTGGCGAAGGGGCGTTCCTTTAGAACCGGACGAAACGCAAGCGCCTTACCTGTTTTCGCGTTCGGTTACCGCATCAACGAGGTGCCTGTCAAACAACCCGACTTCAATTATCGAACGCCCCTTACCAGTGTCACCGGGTTTAGGAACGAGAGGAGACTTAATTATCGGCGCTTACCTTATGGTCATATTGATGGCGTGGCGCCTATTAGTGCAGATGGTAATGACCCCGAAACCGTTGCCTGTGCTTTCGCTGCTCGTGTCAATCGTGAAGTACCTGACCCCCCACCTAATGGTGATCTCTACGGATTTGTGCGTATATGGAGCCGTCTTAATATTCCTGATGTTGATCCGTTACACTTTGAAGAATGGCTCGACCGCACCAGCTACTCCCTCGGCCGTAAGGCCGAGCTCCAACTAACCTACGATTCTTTGCGGGGCGGCCTGCCCGCGCTTAGAAAAGCAGGTCATGTTGATAGCTTTGTTAAAACTGAGTGTTACCCGTGTTATAAGAATGCTCGAATGATAAACAGTCGCCATGATTGCTTTAAATGCTTTTCAGGACCGTACATCAAGGCTCTTGAGGATGTTGTTTATGAGTCTGACCATTATATAAAACACATTCCTGTTGCCGATAGATGGGAGCGGGTCTTGGAATTGAAGAAAAGCTATAAGTATTATTATGCGACTGATTACACTGCTTTTGAGTCTCATTTCACACCACGCCAAATGTTTAATATTGAGTGCCAGTTGTATCGCAAAGCATTCAGGCGTGACGCTAATATCAATTATTTAATACGGGTGTTGACCGGAGAGAATCGTTGTCGAACAAGGACTGGGATGCGTTGCAAAATTCAAGGCCGTCGGATGTCCGGGGACATGAACACTAGTTTGGGGAACGGTGTGTCCAACATGTTCCTCATCATGTACTTGATGCATTTGAAGGGCCTGAAAGAAGATGAGTATGATTTCCTTGTTGAAGGAGATGACGGGTTGATCGCTACTAATGTTGAACTTAGTGCTGAAGATTTTCTGAATTTGGGGTTCACCATTAAGATCGACCGCGTTGATGACCCTTGCCACGCGTCCTTTTGTGGGTTAATTTGTACTGATGAAGGTGTTAACATTCGTGATCCTATGCGTTTCTTCGAGAAATTTGGCTGGACGAGTTCTTGTCCGACAGCCGGTTTGAAGGTGATGTATGAGTTGCTGAAGGCCAAGTGCTTGAGTGCTTTGTGCGAGACGCCTTTATGCCCTATAGTTGCGCAGGCCGCCTTTACTTGTTTGCAGAAGTGCGGTGATGTTCGACCTCGATTCGCCCAAGATTGGTACCATGTTGGTCTCACACAGAGTGAAGTTCTAGATTACGAGCCCATTGCACCTAATGTACCCATGAGTGTGAGACTTTTGTTTGACAAGATTTTCCAGATAGATGTGCCGACGCAGTTGTACCTTGAGGAGCGCATTCGGAACATGGATTTCAATGCACTCGCTCAATTACCATTTCATCCTGATATTTTCGATTACACCCTCAAATACGTAGCTACGTGTTGAGGGCTTCGGTGCAACAGGCTCGTACGAGCCGGGGGAGTAACGCCCCTCCATTTGTGAGTGGTCCAGGCGTGACGCACACGCCCATTGAGGTGTTCGGGACCTAAAATATAGGGGACCTTTTGTTCGTGGCTTGATCCGCCGCTAACGTTAATTTTGATCGCTACAACTACAACAACAACTACTCGGAAAACCTTAAATCCTAATGCAGCTGAGTTCGTCCCTCGATCGCAGACTGTCTACACTTATCCAGGGGCATTGCCACGGCGTGTGCCATTGACCGCCCAAGCTACTGCCCGACCTAAAACGCAAACTGTTACTACGCAAGTTGTTACTGCTCGGAAGGTTAAGAATCGTAAACCTAAGACTGTACAGCAGAGGCCTGGTCAACTTATGAATGCTGTGCTTTATCAACGTGCCACTGGCGTTTCCACGCAGGAAATGCCATCAGCTCTAGCCACTACCACCGTTAATCGCAGTTACTCGTGCACAGTTTCGCGCACAGAAATGTGTCATCATGTTTCTTTAGACACAGATGCTACTCGACTCTTTGAGTATTTCATCAATCCTGCCAATGAAGCGCTGTTCCCTTGGCTTTCACACATCGCACACTCATTTGATACTTATTCGTTCAACTTCCTTAAGTTCAGATACGTGCCGGCTTGTGGGACAACCACAGTCGGCCAGCTTGTTATGGCCATTGACTACGATCCTACAGATAATAACACTGGTGCCACACAGGCTGATATTGTTGCCATGAGTGGATCCGTTCAATCACAGCTCTATGCGCAGTCGCTTTGTCCTTTTCGACGTGAAGCTTTGCCTGTTACAACTCACAAGTTCTATGTCAGCAGTGATGATTCTTTTACTGCTGATGCTCGTTTGAATCATGTTGGGCGTTTAATGTGTTACGTTAACGCCGACCCTACAGTTAAGACTGTGTATGGCTCGCTTTACGTTGATTATTCAATTGTGTTCACAAACCCACAATCTGTTGGGCCTGGCTTCAGCAATGCGTCCGTTGTGAAAAACACTACTGAAGGTTCATCCTCTACAGATTTATTCGGCACTGTTGATGCGGCTGCAGTTACTGGCACCAAACCCGATCCTACTGGGTCGCCAGTTAAAGTACGGCGCATCGTCAAAATCGTTGAAGGCATCGCCACCGTTGTCGCTAAAATCGCACCGTATGTGTCTTTCGTTGCGAAGCTATTCTTGTTGGATTACGCACCGCCTTTTGCTGGAGTGTATCAGAATTGGCAGGGCGCGCAAATCCCGCTTGCTATAGCCGACATTCCAGGTGACAATTGCTTTGTTCTTGAATCCACGAAGTGCCGATCTGGTACCATTATGTGCCATGCTTATGGTACTTACACAACTTTGGTTGCTGGGTCGCGTCCCGTTATGACCCTTGCCCATTCCACGAACCTGACCATCAAATACATTTTTCAGTTGCCTACATATCTTTGCACGCATTACACTCCCGCAACGCCTACTTTAGCCACTGCTACAGCAATTATTGAGTTTGACTACAATGATCTGTCCACTGATAAGGCGTGGTTTAAGCCCGTTGTC